CAGTGTGGCGCGCCATGTGGTTACATCTTTTGGCGTGATGCTGATGCTATCGAGCACGCGGCCTGTGGCGCTGACTGGCGTTCCCTTTTCGACAAACAGTAAGTAATCACGTACAGGCTTGCAGACTGCACCATAATCGTTGGCCAATCGGGTCAGAAAGTTTAGATCAGACTCGTCGCGTTGATCCAGATGCGTGACTGGTGCGCCGATCATAGGCGGCGTTCCAGCGGCATATTTGGCGGCGATGCGCGGGATATAACCGTGTTCATTGGCAATCGTTTTGCAGATGTCGGCAATGGCGATATTGTCCCAGGCGCGGGTCTTGACGTCGCGCAAGGTGTCGGACTTGCCAGCCTTTGTTTTGCGTGATGACATATTCGCCGCTTTGGCACTGATGATCAGCGTGTCTGGCGTGCCGGATAGTTCGGTTTCATCGACTGTCCATTTGCCCATGTCGATTAAGCCCGTCTCTTTGTAGCCGAGGCTGATCGCCAGTTCTGCACCGGTGCGAGGCAGGGCAATGGCGTGGTCACGATCATCCAGCACGATCTTGACGCTGTCCGACGTGTTGCCTGCCTGATCGGATATGGTGAGCCGGATCAGCCGGTCGCGAATCGCAGCAGTGAGATCATTGCCATCTGCACTGATAGAAAAATCAGGGGTGAATATCTGCATCAGTCCCACAGCCTCACCGCTTGGGATGGGGTGACTGGCGTAGCCAACGGTGGCAGATTGATGAGGATACCTGCGACGAACACGGGGCCTTTGTCTGCCAGGCCGGGGTTGGCTTTGAGCGCATCCACGGCAGCGGATTCTCTGCCATAGAATTTATAGCAGATGGCATCGAGCATATCGCCCTGTTTTGTTCGGTATTGGGTCATTTGTCAGATCCGTAAAATTGCAGGCTCATGCGGAATTCAATCTTGCGAGCAGCACCACCGACGGCAAATACTGTGCCGGTCTCATCTATCCGCTTAATCACCCAATCACCATGAATCTTACCCACCATGCCTTGTGCTGAAATCAGCGGCAGCGGTTTGCCATCGGCAGCAGCTTTGCGCATTTCGGCAACCTGATCACCAGCCTTAAATTCAGCAGGATAAATTACGCCTGAAAGCTCAATCGTTTCGCGCCCCTTGCCGGTGTATTGCATGGCCGGGTCGCGGCTTACGCGCTGCTGTTCGCTCCAGCGATATTCTGAGACGCGCTTCAGTTGCTGATAAGCCGCCGTATTGGCCGCGAACTTGAACATGCCGATGGCCATCATCACTTCGTTGTTGAGCGCCATCATCAACCGCCCTGAATATCAAACAACGCGCCGCGTGTGCGGGCTGCGTGTTCTCGTTCTTTTTCGGCCAACGCTTCACTCACAGCGGCTTTGACGTGATCAGGATTGCCACCATTCACATTGATTTGCATCGTGTAGTTGGCGCGATTGTCTTGCTGAACCACAGGCGCGGCTGCCGCAGGTGAAGCAAGCGCCATTATTGCAGCCAGTGCTGCAGGAGCGGCTTTTGCTGCAATCGGTTTAGCAGCACCAAACAACGAATCCCATGCGCTGCCGAGTGTGTTCTTTAGTGCATCGATTGGATGGGTGATGCTTGTTCCAATCCATTTTGAAACGCTGCTGAATATCGACTTGATACCACTCCATAATGACTTGAAAAAGCCGGTGATTGGTGTCCAGTATTCATAAATAAGCCCGGCAGCCAAAGCTATGCCTGCAATTGCAGCACCGATTGGGCTGGCCGCCATCGCCACACCAACGGCGCGGATGCCTGTTGCCACCAAAGGTAGAACCCGACTCCCAAGCGCAAGTAAACCGCTTTTCCATCTTCCCAGCATGCTGACTGACCCGGCTACCACCGAGGTATTCCATGCCCATTGTGCGGCTGTCGCAAGCCCAATGGCACCTGTCAGTCCTGCAAAGCCAATAGCCACGCCGCCAATAAGCTGCCCCACAACCGGGTATTTCACGATAACATCAGATGCCCATTGTGCCACTGCTCCAAGCCCATCCATACCCGCATCCACAGCGGGCTTCAGGGAACTTGCAAATGCATCACCTACGTTCTCGATAGCGATTTTGAAATGCTTGGTCTTTTCCGTGGTGTCTTGCATGTTTTTGGCGAAATCGCGTTGATTTACACCCTGCGCACGCAGCGACTTGCTGTATATTTTATTAAACTCATCGATATTTGCCAACATCGGGTTTAAGAAGTTCTTAACCTGCATGTCTCCAAAAATCTTATTCAGCGCAAACGAATCACCACCCGTGACTTCCTTGATTTTTTGAATAATTGCGATCAACGGATTTTTTCCGCTGGCTTTTGCATTGTCAAACACATCGCGGACGCTAACGCCTAACTTTTCAAGATTATTCACGGTCTCTTTCGATGTTATTTTAGATAGGAAGTTTTGCATATTGTTGGCCGCTTCCTCTGCTGTTCCCGATCCTTTTCGGGCAATCTGAAGAGCAGCTCCGATTGAAGCTATCCCTTCTTTCCCCTTCAGTCCGAGCACTTGGGCTTGAGCTGTCAATGATGGGAAGAATCGCGCCATATCACGCAACTCAAATCCACCCTGCTTGCCGGATGCGGCAATAATATCCAACGCACTGGCAACTTCAGCACTCGATAGCTTCATATTATCAATCATGGCAAAGGTAGTTTGTGATAACTCTGTAACACTTGCCCCTGATCCTGTGGCCGCAATACCGATGGCATGAATTGATGTGACTGCATCACGGGTGTTGAGCCCTTTACCAACAAGGAAATCAATTCCACCAAGCAAGTCTGACTTGCTTTGGTTCACCTTTAGTGATTCGCTTTTTAGTTTTTTCCTGATTTTTGCGATTTGCTCACGTGAAAGGTTCCCTGTGTTCGATAACATGGTTAATGCATGCTCAAACTCGGCGTTGTTGCCCACAATTCTACCCACGCCGTATAGAGAGCCTACCGCGCCGATGGCTTTGTTTTTAAGCCCCGCCAACCGGCTTCCGGCGCGGGCTTTGCGGCGTTGCCGATCCATAGCTCTGTTGGTTTTATCGATGCTCTTACCGAGTATCTTCTCAGCTTCACCGAGCCTGCGTGTGTCAACGCCTGCACCACGCAGTTCGGAGCGCACGGAGCGCAATTCATCTTTCTGCCTGCGCTGTGCATTCTTGAGCCTTCCGGATGTTGCCGCTGATCGTTTGAATTCTGATTGTAATTTTTTAAGCGCAGCCTGCTCTTTATCCAGCTCCGTGTTGGCCGTTTTGGTTGCGCCCTTCATCGCCTTGCCGTGCTCGGCTTTGTAAACTTTCCATTCTGCCGATATTTTTCTAATGGCAGGCGTATGTCCACCAAGCTCTTTCATGTACTTGCTCATGCGCTGGCTGGTGAACTGGCTCCAGGTCAAAGTCGCTTGCTTGGCATCATTCATGCCGCCTGCAAGCGTCGCGCCTGTCTTTTCTCCTGCGGCCTGTAGCTTTTTGATATTCGCTTCTGATTTTGCGATTGCCTTGGCCAGGCCGGCAGTGTTGCCTTGCGCCGCTTTCATCTCACGGGCTGTTTTGCCAATCGTTTTTCCCAGCGTTTTAAATCGTGCAATGGTTTCTTTTTGCCCGATAGATTTAGCTAGCGCAGCACCCAGCAATGACGTTTTTTCCTCTGCTGTTTTGAGAGAACGATTGAATGATGCGGAAACCGCGCCACCAATGACAATTCCAACGGCTAGAGATTTTCCTATCATAATGCTATACTTCTCCTATGAACGCTGGCGAAATCATGTTTGAGCGCATTACCCAATGGCAATATCACCCCTATGTGCTGGTCGCGTTCAGTTATATCCTGGCGTTATTCTTTGTGCCCATCGCTGGCTGGACTGATCTTCTGGTTGTGTTTATGGTTGGAACCATTATCGCCATCCCGCTCACTCCATTGCTGTTCTTTCCGTACCTTTTCACCATTACTGCGCTGGCTCTGTTGCTTTCATTGTTTCCAGCCATTGCAAAAGTGTTTCACCGTCCATCCCCAACAAATCGGGCAACCCCCAGCCGGTAGCCCGAGCGAGGAGCATGCATCCCGCCCGCGCATCCTTCGGGCTTAGGACAAAAAACCAGAGTATATCTCTTGCAATTGCTGATAATCCGCGCCATCCAGTTCCATGATTGCATCGGGCGAGACTTCGCAGAGATTGGCAAACAGGCTCACTTCCTTTTCAGCGTCGCTGCCTGATGCTCTATCCGCTGCCAGCATATCGCGCACTTTAGGGCGGCGCAGGTTGAGGCTGGTGATTTTCTCACCAGCCACATCGATGGGGTATTTCAGTTTGATGTTTTCCATCAGCCGATACCCAGATTAGTGCGGGTGGAGGCAAGCTGATCGACGCCGTTGATAATGCGCTTCATACCTGCGGGGTCGATTTCATAAATCACAACGCCATTATGAGTCAGCTTGTAATACGCCAAAGCCACCGCAACTTTTAACGTGGCATCTTCGCCCGGTTTCCATGTGCCCATATCCACTTCACGCAACATGCCGCGCAGATTGACCAGGATCGGTTGTTCAGTTCCATTTTCCTGATTCAACAGCGTGCCACGCAAGGTCAGTGATTTGCTATTGCCAGGTGCCAAGCCAAACAATTTCAGCACTTCGGGATCATAACCATTCAGCGTGAAGGTTGTTTCCAGCTTTTCCATGCCCATTTCAATTTCAACAGGTGCATCCATGCCACCGGCACGATATTCGCTGGTTTTCATGGTTAATTTAGGTAGTTCGATTTCTGTGACTTTGCCAGCAAAGCCGCGCCCATCTACGAACAGATTCAGATTTTTTAATATATTCTCGATAGCCATTATTTAGCTCCCCTTCGACGGGCTCAGGGCACCGCCTTTCTTCTTTGATTTGACCGCTTCCAGCGTGCCATCGGCCAGCAGGAATTGGGCGGCACGCGGGTGCAGTGTGATGGTGTCGCCCTCATTCAGGTGTGTGTTGTTGATATGCGCCGGGCGCAGTGCTTTATACGTTGCCATCGTTGGTCTCCTTATGCCTTGGGTAACAGTTCAACAAGATACTTGTTGGTGATCGTGGCCTGGAATCCGAGCTGCTCAAGCGGCGGCACGGGCGTGTAGTCATAATCGATCCACAACTGGCCAGCACTCAAGGTGGTGGCTGTGTTCAGTTCAGGATCAAGCCAGGCGTTGGCATCGATGATGTAGCCCTGCGCTTTGAGTTCGCGGAACTTGGCATTGACCCCGTCCACAATCTCATCGAACAGCACGCGGCTCATCGGTTTGTCCATCGCCCACAGATGCGCTTCGGCAATCGAATCAGCCAACACATCGCCGGTCCGGACTGCGGATTCAAACGCAAACACCGGATCAGCCGATGGCGTG